GGGCAGGCGATGCCGGGGATCCGGTGCTTGGTAGGTTTCGAGATCGTCATTGTGTTCCCCGGACTGGCGCTGTGTTCGATCCCGCGCCGAACCTTGCGAGACTGGCGAGCCGACGGCCGATCGCGGCCAGCGCGCTCTCGGCCTCCTCGACCTCGACGACGGCACGAATGATGTCGCGCTCGGAGGCGTTTGAAAGCGTTACGGCAAACCCGGCGGCGATGGCTTCGCCGGACTCACGCGCGAAGGTCGCGAAGTCCCCGGCAAGCGCATCGCGGCAGGCGGTTGCAGCCTCCACGGCAACGTCGAGCTTGTGCATGTAGGTGTCCAGAAAGGGGGCACCCTCGCCACCGGCCAGCCGGTAGGCGATGTCGAACTGCAACGCCTGCTCGATCGTCGGTCGCTTTTTCGATCGTTCTTCCGACCAGTAGCGCACCGTCCGGTTGGACCGGTGGACGATCTTCCGGCACGTCTCAAAAGAGAGCGAAGAAGCGACGAGTGTCATGGCGTTCGCGAAAGTGCGGGGCGAGCGAACGGTGGTCATGCTCGAGCGATCCGGTGCGAAATGCCGGTGCGATCGCACGCGATATTGCGTGTAGGATTCGGTACGACATCCAGCGTAGGTTCCAACGGATAGATATCAGGACGGAGCGAATGTTTTGAAACGCCGGTTTTCCGCTCCACAACGAGGCACAACTCTGCGGGAAGTCGCTTCCCGTTTTGAATCCATTTCCAGACTGCCGTCTGCGAAACGCCACATATGCGGGCAAGCGCCGATTGCGATCCCGCACGAGCGACCGCGGCTTGGAGCGCCTCGTAAGGGGAGATTTGCATCTGCATACAACCACCTACAACTGCAGATGACTGATAGTCAACATCCACACTTCCATTTTCAAAATAAACTCTGGTTGTAGATCGGAGCGATGATCCAGATGGAACGCCTCGCACGGCGAATGCGCGACAAGGGTATTAGCCAGGCAGAGCTAGCGCGCCGCGTTGGCATATCGCAGCAGGCAATCGGTAAACTGGTGAACGGCAGCTCACGAAGTTCTCCGAATATCGGCCGCATCGCTGAGGAGCTTGGCACGACGCCAGCATATCTGGCTGGCCAGGTGGATGATCCTGATGCGGGAGCCATGCTGCTCCCTACCGAGGATGTGATCGCCGACATGCTGGATCTCGTTACAATCGACGAGATCGATTTGGCTTTCGGTTTGGGCGAAACCTACACCGACCATCTATCGGTAGAGACCACTCGTCGAAGGTTTCCGCGCGCCTGGCTGTCAGCTCTCACGGACGCGCCGCCCGAGCATCTCGTCTTTGCACGCGGCCGAGGGGACTCGATGATGCCAACGATGCTCGATGGCGACATCGTCCTCATCGACAAAACGCAAAACAGCTTTCGCGAACAGGACGTGCTGTGGGCTTTGCTGATGGGCGATGCCGCGATGATCAAACGGCTGCGCATGCGGCCGACGGGGCGAATTGCGCTTCTATCAGATAATCCCACAATCCCGCCGGATGAAGTTGCTCCTGACGAGATCAGAATAGTCGGGCGCGTCGTCTTTATTGGCCGTCGAATGTAATTTTAGACGACGCTTTCCAATGTCAGCGCCGTGCTAAATCCCCGGTCGGGGAGCAGCTCGTGCGTTAAATCCGCGACGAGCCATTTCACGGCACCAATCTCGCTCTTGAACCCTGTCACCGTCACCGGCCGGTCGGGGTAGATCTCTAGCCTCCCGAGCGCGAGCTCTAGATCCAGCGAGCACGGTTCGCGCGCGGCGCGGCCCTGCTCGGCGATCGCTGCGCGGCGGGCGGCCTCTTCGGTCGGATAGGTTCGCGCCAGACGCTTCACCTCACCGGTGCCGCTGCCAACCGTGACGGTCTTCTTCTTCGCGCCCTTGCGATCGTGCCAGTCCGCCGACACGCTGCCCGCCTCCTCACGCTTGCGGATCCGGAAGCTGTGACGATCGCCGTCGCCGCGGCGGATCGTGATCGGTGGGATCGTCGCGCCGGTCGTCGTAGTCGCGGCGCCGGTAGGCGCGAGGATCAGCGCGCCGGCCTTCACCGTTGCCACCGCGTCATACTCGCGACCCAGCCGGCGCAGCAGCGCAATGTCGCTTTCGCGGGTCTGTGCCATCGCCTTGATGGCGATCGACGCCAGAGCAGGCGCGCAGCACGGCGTCAGGCGGTTGCGATCGGCAAGCTCGGTGACGATCGCGCCAAGCGTCGTGTCGTGCCAGCTCTTCTCGCGGCGGGTGGCGATGGCACTGGTAAAGTCCGCCGCGCGCGCGCGGATCGTGATCTGGTCGGGCGGGCCGCTATGCTCGACCTCGTCGACGGTGAATTTGCCCTTGTCGACCAGGCCGACCGTCACGCCGGATCCGGCCGACCAACCAAGCTGTACGCTCAGGGTCGCGCCCTCGCGCGGCATCGCCAGCCTGCCGTCAGAATCGTCGAGCGTGATCTCGAGCTGGTCTGCGTCACCGCCGCGGCGTTCGCTTAACCGCAGCGTGATGAGGCGCGGCCGGATGCGATCGGTGAGATCGGTGCCGTCGAGCGTGACCCTGAAGTCGGGGACGTTGTTGACCGCGGTCATGCGGCAGCGCCCGCGTCTTGCGCGACCTCGAGCAGCTCGATCAAGAAGTCGATCTTGCGCGGCGTGCCGTCGGGGAAGAACTCCTTCAGCCCTTCGTCGATGTCAGTGATGACAAAGGCGCCGTGGACGCGGCCGGTGCCGTCGACCAGCGGCCAGGCCTTTCCTTCCGCCGCCATGTCACGCAGCTGGTCGAGCGACGCGCGCCCCGCCATCAGCTCGGCGTAAGCCGCACCCGACAGGCTGATCGTGTCGTTCTCGCGCCCCAGGAACTGCGTGGCATCGATCGCGCCGACACGGCCGCTGCGCGCATGGCGCCAGCCGCTTTTGCGCTGCTGCTCCTGATAGGCGAGCGTTGGCAGCGAGAAGACGAACATGCCCAGCGCCATCATATTCACAGGTCGGCTCCATCAGGACGATCGGCAAAGGACGATTGCGACATGGCGCGCTGGCGACCCTGCGCCCGCGCGAGGGCGCGCTCAACCGCTGCGGCGAGTGCTTGCTCGCTCTGGCCTGGCGCGCCGTAGACGTTGATCGTGATCGGTGCCGCGGCAAAAGCACCGCTGCCAGATCCGATATTTGGTCCGGAAAGTGACGCGGCGCCGGCGGGCGTCAACGCCGGCAGCGCGGTGCCGACCGCCAGCGCCGCGGTGAGATCGCGCGAGAGATTCCCAATCCGCCGCACGGGCTCGCCCGCGCCGCGCGCAATGCCGTTACTGAGGCCCTGCATCATGTAGCCGCCAAAGCCGGCGAAGACGCGCGACGGCGAGCGAATGCCGAGCTTCTGCTTGAACCAGGTCGCGGCCGACGACGCCGCGCCGACGATCGTTGCCTTCAGCGCGCCGAGCATGCCGGTGATGCCGTTGATCATGCCCGCGATCATGTTGCGCCCGAACTCACCGAAGCGCGCGGGCAGGCCTGCAAACCAGCCAAGCGCTCCGGTGACGACGCCGACGATGCCGCGCCAAAGTGCGCCGAACCATGCGGTGATCGGTCCCCAGTTGGCGTAGATCAGATACACGGCAGCAGCGAGCAGCGCGATCACGGCGATGATCGCCAGGACGGTGCCGAGGATCGGTAGCAGCCCCATCGACGCTGTACCGCCTGCGACGCCCATCGCGATAAGGCCGGCATTCAGGATCGCGATCGGTCCCATGATCGCGGCGATGACGATCGCGAAACCGCCCAGCACGATGAACATGATCGCGAGCGCCGCGGCGGTCACGGCAATAGCCTTGGCGAGCACGGGATGGCGTTCAGTCCATGCCGCAATCACGCTGGCGTAGCGCGATGCGCGCTCGGTGATGGCATTGACGGCCGGGATCAACATGCTGCCAAGCGACACCGCCAGCACCTTAGCATTGATGCGCAGCTGCTTGGTCTGTTCGGCCGAGTCCTTCATGCGCTCGGCAAAGTCGGTGTCGGTCGTGCCCGAGGCGCCGGCCGCAGTCGCGCGGATCCGGCGATATTCCTCGAGGTTCTGGATCAACGGCCGCAAGCCCTGCTGCACCTGTGCGTCCTCGAACAGGAAGCCGATCTTGCCGAGATCGCCGCCCGTCGCCTTCTTCGTCAGCTCGGCGATCGCCTCGAGCGGCGTCTTGCCGTCCGCATAGGCTTTCTTCAGCGCGTTCGGCAGGTCGATGCCGAACTTCGAAAACGCCTTGATCGTCGCGGGTGAGGCGATCTTCTGGATGATGTTCGCGACGTTGCCGGCCGCGGTCGCCGAATCGCCGGCACCCTTGCGCGCGATCTGCAGCGCAGCCGCGAGATCTGCGACCGCGCCGGTGCCGGTCTGCCCGAGCGCCTGATAGCCGGCAGTGAGCGCCGGGAACGCCCCCGCCATGTCCTTGATCTCGAACGCGCCGCTTTTGCCCGCCTGCGCCATGATGTCGATGACGCGCGCGGTCTGCTCGACGGGCACCTTCAGGTTGTCGTTGGCGGCAAAGGCCGCAGCCGACAGATCGGCGATCTCCGCTTTGTACGCGGTCGCTGCGCGCCCAATCGGGCGCATCATCGCGACCGCCTTTTCCGGGCTCAGACCAAAGCCGGCGAGGGTATCCACGCCCTTCTGCAGCTCGTCCGGCATCTGGTTGGCAGCGCGTGCCGCGGCGAGCAGGTTGCGGCCCATCTTCTCCGATCGGTCACGCCCGAGATCCGCCTTCTGGGCGATGTCGGTCATTACCGACTGATATTCCTGCGCGTCACCGATCGCGCCGAGGATCGGGCGACCGAGCGCCATACCGGTAGCAATGCCGGCCGCACCGCCCGCCGCGATGCCGGTTGCCATGTTCTGGGTCCGCGCGAACCCTTCGCGGGCGCGGCCGAAGCGCTTCTGCCGTTCGTCGAGGCGATCGAACTCGGCACGCTGCTGGCCCATGGTCGCGGTCGTCGCGGCGATGTTGTCCCGCAGCCGCGCCTCGTGTGCGCCTAGATTGCGGACGTCGACGCCAGCCGAGCTGAGGCCAGATTGCATGCGCCTCAGCTCGGCGCTGTGCTCCTCGCTCGTGCGCACCAGCTTGCGCTCCGCCGCCTCGGCCGCGGCAAGCGCGTTCGTCATGCGCTTGGTGGGGGTGTCGGTGCGGGCGATGTCCTCGCGCAGCGCACGGATCCGGCGCCGGGCGTCGTCGACCTGCCCGAAGATCTCCGCACCCTTGGCCTGGCCAATGCGGAAGTCGCCGATCGCGCGCGCCTGGGCGCTCAGATCCTTCAGGCTGCTCCGCGTGACCTTCAGCGCTGCCGCTGCCTTGGCCGAACCCCCGATGATATCGCGCAGCGGCTTGGTGACCTTGTCGCTGGCCTCGAGCAGCATGCGGATGCGGAGGTTACGGTCCATGGCGTCAGCTTTCCGGGTTGTGGCGCTCGGCCGCGCGCGTGCGCCAGCGCATCAGCTCGGCGATCGTCATCTCGTCCATGGCGGCGGGGGGCCAGTGAAAGACGATCGCCAGATCCGCCATTGCGTCGTCGATCAGCTCCGGGAGTCCTGCTCCTTCGCCGCCCTCGGCAGCAAAAAATCCTGCACCTCCATGCCGAACTGCGTCAGGTCGGCGGGATCGAGATTGTTGACCTCGGCATCCGTCAGCGGCGGCATGGTGATGCGCGGCAGCAGTTTGGCGGTCGCGGCGACATTCATCTGCACCAGGTCGGCGATATTGAGCCCGCGCAGCTCGCCCGAGCGCGGCCGGCGCACCTTGACGCTGTCGATGGTCTGGTCGCCGCGGGCGAACGGGAAGTCGAGCTTGACGGTCGTATGTTCGGGATTGGTGTCGCTCATGCGGAATTCCTTGGGGGGATTGGTGGCGGGGTGGATCAGAGGATGATGGCGCGCATGTCGGCGAGGCGATCGACGCCCCCGACGATGTGGACCATGTTGAGCACGTCGATCTCGATCAGCACCTCGCCGTTCCACTCGAGGCGGTAATAGACGAGCGCCATCTTGACCTTGAAGTCGCCGCCTTCGCCGACCTTCTGCTCGCCCATGTCGATCTCTTCGTGGCGCCCGCGCACGGTCACCTCGACCGCGTCGGACGTACCGGACGAATCGTTCTGATACTGGCCGGCAAAGCGCAGGAAGAGACCGCCGATGGTGGGCGCCGCGCTCTGCAGCAGGACGTCACGCAGCGGACCGCCTGCGCTGAATTCCATCTCCATCGCCTCGGCGCCCATGTCGAGCTTGACGGTGCCGTCCATGCCTCCGCCCCGATATTCCTCGAGCTTGCGGGTCAGCTTGGGCAGCGTGACCGAGGGCACCTCGCCGATATAGCTTCGGCCTTGGTTGAACAGGTTCATGTTCTTCAGTTTGCGGGGCAGTGCCATGATCGGCTCCTAGCTTTCAGGTCGGGAAGGTCGGCGGCGATCAGGCGACGGAGAAGTCGGCGAGATAGCTGTCGGTGATGCGCTGGGTGAGCAGCAGGTTCTCGAGCGGTGGGACCGGCGTGAATTCATAGTCGATCGACAGCTTGCCCTGCGCGAGGCTGGAGGCGGGGTTCTTGTCGGCGACGAACCATGCCTTGCCGCCGATCAGCTGCCCGGCGGTCACCATGCCGGCAATCGACAGGTTGATCGTCTCGACGATGTCCTTGGCAAGGCTCGGCCGCAGCGGCTTGTCGATCGCCCACATCATGCCGGCGCCGATCGTGTCGAGCAGCACCTGCGCGGTGCGCGTGGCGGTCTCAAAGGTGAAGGGCGACGTCGCGTCGATGCAGGTCCGGTTGCCCCAGAAGCGGAAGCCCCCGCCCGCCCGGATAAGCGCGGTCACCTGCTTGTCGTTGAGACGCGCGGCATCGCTGTTCTCGTCCTGGACATCGAACTGGATATCCTTGGTGAGACCGACGACGCCTTCCACCGCGACGTTGGACAGCGACTTGTGGAAGCCCTCCTCCTGATCGATGCGGGCGCGCAGGCCGAGGGCGCGAGCGACCGCATAGCTGGTCGCGTTGGCCGCGACCTTCGTGTCGAAGGCGATGAAATCCGGATGGATCAGCATCAGCTCGCGCGCGCCGAAGTTTGCCCGGTAGGTAATTGCCGCGGTGATGTCGGCGCCGATCGCCGCGGCATAAGCGAACCCGCGCAACTTCTGCGCGATGATGACCAGCGCGGTCGTAACCGCCTGCGTATCGAGGCTCGGCGCGCCGAGGATCCGCGGCTTCACGCCGAGCTGCGATTCAGCCCCGAGCAGCGCCTGCATGCCCGTCTTCAGACCATTTGCCGTGGCGCCGATGACGTTCGCGCTGGTCGCCGCGGCATCCGCGCCAGCCGTGACACGCACCACGACAACGGGGGCTTTTGCCTGGTCAGCGATAGCGCGGAGCGCCGATGCCAGCGTGCCCGTGGTGCCGGCGACGCCGATCGCCGCCTCGAGGTCGACCACCAGGACAGGACGGTTGAGCGGGAAGGCCGCGTCGAGTGCTTCGGTAGCAGCGCCAGCCGGCGCCGTGGCAGTCGCGACCAGACCGATGACCGCGGTGGCGGCAAGGACGAGCGAACGGGCGCCCTCGGTCACTTCTTTAATGGTGATGCCGTGCATGGTGGCTCCTTCAGGCGTAAACGGTGGGGCTGCTGCGGGGCAGCGGGACGGTGAGACGTGCGCTTGCGTTCGGGCCGGTCACGTCGGTGCGTCGACCAGCGAGCGGGGCCGAAAAGGCACCGGGACCGGTCTGCTCAATGACGACGGCCGACAGCGTGACCCGCGGTTCCCAGCGCTGGATGGCGAGAGCCGTTGCGGCCATCAGGCGCATCCGCCCGAGTGCGTTCATGGGCTGGTCGACCAGATCGGCGAGCAGCGACCCGTATTCGCGCCGGCCGACGCGCGAGCCGATCGGCGTCGACAGGATGTCGGCGATCGACTGACGCAGATGGTCGAGCCCTTCGAGCGGCTTGCCGGTAACGGCGCTCATACCGATCATCGTGCCAGCCCTTCGAAGGCAGCGGCGATCTGGGCATTGAGCGCGTACAAACCGAACAGAGGCACGGAGGCGACGGCGGTGAAGAGCAGCAGCGCACCAATCGAGATCAGCGCGCGGCGCCAGAATGGTGCTTCGGTTTCGCCTGGTGCTTTCG